GGCTCTCCTTCGAGCTCAGCGAGGAGGACCTGAGGGAGGCCCACCAGCCCTGGAAGATGCGCTACTGCGCCCTCCAGAACGTGACCATCAACCTGCCCCGGCTGGCTTACCGGGCCAAGGGGGACCAGGAGGTGCTGTTTGACCTGGTGGATCAGTACATGGAGCTATCCGCCAAGGCCCACATGCAGAAGAGGGCCTTCATCAAGGAGATACTCGACCTGGGCAAGCGGGGGCCCCTTAGCGCCCTCTGCGTGGATCACGACGGGGAGGCCTACCTCCGGTTCCACAAGGCGTCGCACCTCATAGGCATCCTTGGGGTGAACGAGATGGTGCAGGTCATGACGGGGCATCAGCTCCACGAGGACAAGGGGGCGCTGGACCTGGCCCTGTCGGTGATCAAGTACATGGAGCTCAAGTGCGACCAGTTGAGCGAGCGCTACGGGGTGAAGATGGTGCTGGAGCAGACCCCGGCGGAGAGCACCGCCCATCGGTTCGCCAAGCTGGACCTGAAGACCTTCCCGGAGGAGGCCTTCAAGGTGCTAAAGGGTGACTTCAAGACCGGCGAGGTCTACTACACCAACAGCACCCACCTTAACTATCACCTGGCGTTGGATCCGATCCAGCGGATAGTTGAGGAAGGCATGTTCCACCCCATGATAAAGGCCGGGGCGCTGACCCACGTCTGGATGGGAGAGCACAAGCCGGACCCCAAGGCCTTGAGCGGCCTGATCCGGAAGATCCACCTGAACAGCGAGAACGCCCAGGTGGCCTTTAGCCCGGAGTTCACCATATGCAACTCCTGCAGCAGGGTTCACCGGGGGCTTTTCTCCTCCTGCCCATCCTGCGGGGCTCAGGACGTGGATGGCGTAACCAGGATAACCGGCTACTTCACCAGGACCTCCAGCTGGAACGCCGGTAAGCGGGGGGAGCTCAAGGACAGGAGCCGGGTGGCGGTATCATGATGGGTCCGGTGGAGGTTAAGCTGATCTCCCATACGGAGGATCCGGCGAGGGTGGTAGCTGCTTCTGCGAGGCTATGCTATAGCCCCGTGGGGGCCAGCGATATCTTGATGGCACTGGATGACAGGCAGGCATCGAGCCTGATAGATCGGCTCCACAGGAGCGGCCACATGTCGCCCTTCGAGCACGCATCCTTTACCTTCTCGGTGGATGGACTTAGCCGGGTGGCCTCCCATCAGCTGGTGAGGCATAGGATAGCCAGTTTCTCCCAGCAGAGCCAGCGATATGTAGACTCCTCCGGCGGGTATTGCGTAATACCCCCATCGGTGGATGCCTCCGAAGGGGCCAGGGAGGTGTTTGAGAGAGCGGTGGAGCAGGCCTTAAAGGCCTATTCGGAGCTATGTTCCCTTGGGGTCCCTAGGGAGGATGCCCGGTTCATCCTGCCCCATGGCTTCTCAACCCGGATGGTGTTCACCATGAACGCCCGGGAGTTGCACCACTTCTTCTCCCTTAGGCTTTGCAGGAGGGCCCAGTGGGAGATAAGGTCTCTGGGAGTGGCCATGCTGAGGATCCTTATGGATGTGGCTCCCGAGCTGTTCATGCGGGTTGGACCTTCCTGTCTTGTCAGGGGACGCTGTGAGGAGGGGATGTCTTGCGGAAGGCCCTTTGGATCCATGGAGGAGCTGCTTTGCGGGGAAGATTAGTGGCGGCCATTGGGTCGGTGCTGGTGGGGGGCTTGGGGCCCCCCTTTGCCGTCACTTCGGTTGCGTCGTCTCCGAGTTGGGGGATGCCAGGCCACGCATGCGGCCCACCACACCCCGTGCCTTGTATCGCTCCAGGGTAGCCTCGATGAGTTGCTCCACATAGCGGCGCACGTCGCCCGTTTCGGATAGAACCTTGCGGGTTTCGGTGTCCAGCTGGTCCAGTACTTGCGCCGCAACCCGTCGCCCTAGGGCCACAAGCTTTTCCCGGCCGACTTGTCCCTCAGCCACTGCTTGCCGCAGCGCAGCCGCGGCCGTGCTCTCGGTGGCCAAAACGGCCACTTCAACCAAGTACGCCACACGCTCCAACGCTCGGTCGGCCAGTTCGTGGTTGGTGCGCCGGTCCAGGGCCTCCTTGGCGCGGCGGATGTAGGCCAGGACGGAAGCGGTACCCAGCGACAACATGACCGCCAGAACAGTGACAGCCAGCTCCCGCAATTCATTGGTGACGGTTCCCCACATGATGATCCCCTCCTATACGATATAGGTGTTATAACCTTCTCTGAACTCCTCTAGCAATCGCTTCTGCCGCCCGCTGCTGAAACTCATCGCTAGCCAACAAGGCCTCTTCTTCCGGATTATTAATAAACGCTATTTCCACCAATACCGCGGGCATGCTGGTATGGCGGAGGACATAGTAATTAGCCGTCTTTACCCCTCGGTTAACCCGCCTCGTGGCCGCTATCAGCTCAGCCTGTATGGCTTTTGCTAGCACCTCTCCCTTACCGCCAAACTTATAGCAATAGGTTTCGGCACCTTTCGCCTCCGGCGTTCCGGCGGAGTTGCAGTGGATACTTATGACGTAGTCAGCACCGAAAGAATTTGCAATATTGCACCGATGCGGAAGGCCAACAAAAACGTCGCTGGTGCGAGTAAGCTTCACCTCCACGCCGGCCTTGCGCAGCCTTTCGGCTACTTTCTGCGCTACAGCAAGGTTTACGTGAGCCTCCTTAAGGCCGTTAGGCCCGACGGCTCCCGGATCTTTGCCTCCATGGCCCGGGTCGATTACTATTTTCATGGTACGTGCCTCCTAAAAGTTCGTTTTTTCCGGCGAACCGTCCGGCGCCGTAGCTTCCGGGGCTACTTCCGGCGTCTGAGCAACAGTAAAGCCGCCCCGCCTTGGCCAGGGAAGCGGTAGGTTACTAATAGCCTTTCCTCCGACCGCGACAAGGAGCGGGTAGGAAAGGACCAAGAAATAATCCACCTGGTTGCCGGAGAGGTCGCGCGCCAGCGCAAACCTTACCGCCGCATATATCCAGACGGGGAGCACCAGGGCAGTTACCAGGTCCGCCAGGCTCCAGCCGTCCGGGTCGTTCCAAAAGCCTCTCATCACCCTCACCGCCTTGTCCGTTCCAACAGCTCATCAATCTTGGCTTCTTGTCTGGCCAACGATAACTGGATAGTCTGCACCACCGAAGTCACCTGTTCCAGTGCTTTCGTATTGTTTTTTATTACCTCTGCAAGTTCGCATTTGCTTCCATCGTCAATAAAGCGGGTTACTATAAAAATCAGCCCCGCGACAGCAAACATTGCAATACCGTACTGAGCGAGTTCAAGCTCCGGCAAGATGCCACCTCCATTAGGTGTGGGGATGTTTACGAGGCATTTCCGAGTATGGCGTCCCGCTCCTCCCGAGTAAGTATGCCTTTTTGATACGCTAATTCCACTTCCGCGGCCGTCCGTAAGCCTTTTTGGTAAAGGTAATTCCAAATACGGTAATTGATAGACATATTAAACACCTCCCAGTTGTAAATCGGTTACAGTAATCGCTAGGTAATCAATTAGTTTTTGTTGTTCGACTAGTTTGAGTTGCGCCTCAGTAAGTGCTAAGGCCAACTCGTCTGTGGTTGGCGGGGCCGGCTGCGGTACAACGGGTTCGTCTTGTGGCGCAGTAAAGTTCACGCCGTCATAATCCCAGCCCTCCTGTACTTCGGGCTTATCCGTTATGTCTACAAAAACTATATCTGGTGCAAACCGCTGGTATAGCTGCTCTAGTGTTTCATCGGTTTCAAAAATCCAATGGGCCTTCCCATATAGAATTTGTGCGTATCTATACATAGCTATCCTCCTTTACCATTCAATCAGGACGAAGCCGGGGGCGCCAATGCCGCCATCACCACCCACGGGACCCCCATGGCCGCCAGAACCGTACCCCGTTCCATTTCTCGCGGTTGGGGTTGCGCCAAACCACCCCAAAAACGAATCTGTACTCTTACCAAACATCCCCCCAGGACCAGGAGCAGTCCCCGGAGCTCCAGTAGAGCCAGAATAGTCACGGGTTGCTCCTCCGCCTCCTCCGCCTCCAGTAGCTGAAAGCAGATTACCAAACGAAGACGTGCCGCCAGCTCGCCCGAGTCGTTCAGAACTGTATACACCACCTGCACCACCCGCGCCTACTGTAATTGTATAGGTTGCACCGGGGGTAACAGTAACCGGTTTTTTAAAGTAAGTCCCTGCACCGCCACCATGACCTCCACTATAGTTGATCGAACCTCCTCCCCCTCCTCCTCCGCCGCCGCACATGGTGACGTAGACGGTAGTAACGCCAGGGGGGACGGTGAAGGTGTAAGTGCCGGGGGTGGTGTAGAACTTTTTACCGCCGAGGGCCGCGAAGACCAACCCGGATTCGTCCGGGGACACCACCAGGGCTTTTCCCCCCTGTCCCGAGAAGGAACCCGGGGCCAGGAGGACCTGTCGGAAGACCAACCCGGATTCGTTCGGGGACACCACCAGGGCTTTTCCCCCCTGTCCCGAGAAGGAACCCGGGGCCTGGAGGGCCTGTTGCTCGATGGCGAGCATGGCGCTGTTGATCTTGTCGGCTGCCACCTTGAGACTGTCGCCCCCGGACTCCAGCGGGGCCGGGTTGATTCGCGGAAGCGAAATTGCCATGGTTAACCTCCTCCCCGCTAGTGCACCAGGACGATCAACCGCCGCGCCCTTGGGGTCACGAGTCGGTTGTTCGTCGTCTGCTCGATCTTGATTCGCACCTTGGTCGCGGGAGAGGCAAGGTGGACCGTATACTTGTGCTGGACGAAGGCGTGGTCAGCCTGCCGTGAGGAGACCGGAGCCCCCAGGCTTGTCCAGGTGACGCCATCGTCCACGGTGTACTTGACCGTCTGGGTGGTCCCGGACGGGGTGTCCATGTCCACGTAGACGGTGACGTCGGAGAATGCTGGGGCCTCATACGCTCTGGAGACGTAGACCCCGGAGAGCTTATACTTCCCGACCATGACCGAGGCCGTGCGATACTGCGCCACGGCGGAAATGTCCCCGGAAAACAGCGCCCGGACCTTCACCAAATCGACGGTCTTTCTCAGGTCTGCGGGTAGCCCGTTCGCAAGAGGCTGCCAGGACACCCCGCCATCGGGGGACACCTGCCAGTCGAGCCGCGACCCCCTCGGCGTGATCTGTGCGACCGCGAGCAGCAGTTTGGATATGGAGGGCACCGAGACCGGCTTGAAGTCCAGGACGCCGCTTTCCTTGAACTTGGCCCCGTAGATGCGGAATTTCAGGTCAAGCTCTTGATGGGCCGTCCACGTGACCGCGTTGGAGCTGGAGAACATCACCCCGACCGTGTAGGGCTGCCGCGCCACCACGGCCTGGGTCGCCATGTCCTTCCCGCCGAGACGGGCAGCCCCGAGACGGTATTGGCTAGAGTTGGTCAGGACCACGAAACAATACTCTGTGTCTGCGGTCGCAAAAAATGGGTCGTTGAACACCGCCTTCGTTTCCACCGAACACGTCGCCGAGCAGGTGATTTCCTCGGGACGAAGGGTGGCAGTTGCAAGGACCTCCCTCCCTGGGTAGCCGTTGACTACGTTGCGGATCTCCACGGTCACGGGAAGGCTCGTATCCTTTGACAGAAAGAAAAGGCCGATACTCGTAATGAATCCATCGGCCCCAAGCATGAAGGTCTGGGCGAGGGGGTCGACGGTTCTCGCAGTGGGACGGAGCGTCCAAAAGGTTGTTTCGATGATCTCCCTCCGACCAATCCCCACGTAGGAGGCCCTTGCCTCGTTCTGCACGACTGCCATTCTTCAACCTCCTCCCTATACTATGTTCCAGACGCGAAGTTCCCGCGTCCCGGCCCGCACTCCTGCGGGGATGGTGAACTTTGCGGAGAACTTGCCGTCCACCCCTGCCCTGATGGTCCCAGGGAGACTCCCGGCGACAGAACCCCCGACCGGGGTAAGCGCAACGGGGATCCCGTCGAACGTCGCCTGGATGTTGTCTCCGTTGGGCTCGAACCCTTCCCCGTCGATGACGACGTCGCGTTGCCGCATGAACTCCGTCGCCCCGCTGGTCAGAACCCGAACTGTCGTGGAGGAGGAGACGAAGCTGCCGCTCCACGTGGTGGAGGCGAACCGGGTCACGCTGGACTGCTCGACCCAGACATCTTGATTGGGCCGGATCGTCACCGTGCCGATGGCCCCCTGAACCGCATAGGGGTTGACGTTCCATGTCTCCGTTGCGGCCTCCTGGGAAAGGAAACACTCTTCCGCGTAGGGAAGGGTTGCCATCCTGGAGTGGAGCCGCGCCGTGGTTCCGGCCTCGTTCACCTCCAGGTCGAAGAATGCCGAGTCGATGGGGAGGTGCAGGATCCCGTCCTCGACGTCAAGCATGGCGTCGAATTGCGGGTGGTCCACGTCTGCCCGCTCGAAGCTCGTGAAGCGGTCGGTGAAGACACCCTTCTTGGCCACCATGGGATCGTAGGACTGCGCCTCTTTGTCCAGGCTCTCCATGGCTTGGTCGTACTCGAAACGGTCGAGGCGGTCCAAAAGGCGGCGAAGGTCGAGCATGGTCAAGCGTTTCGGCTTGTAGTTGGTCACGACCACATCGTCCGCATCCCCATTTGCCGCAAGGTATAGCTCACACAGGGCGAGCACGTTGACCGGGACACCAGGGGCCTCCGGGAACACGTCGGGCTGACCGGCGATTCGGCCCAGAGTCCCGAAACTGTCGAGGAAAATGACATCCCTCCGGGCCAAGAAAAACTCATAGGTCACCTGGAACGTGGTCCCGTCCACCGGGCGGTCTCCATTCAGGAAGTGGATCGCGTTGTTGACCAGCTCGAAGTCAACCCCGAGCGTCAGGGCCTTCGTATAGCGGTACTTCACCGAGTAGGTGGTACCAGCAGCCGGTTCCGTGCCGGCGAGGGACCAGTCCACATAGTTCCCGGTGAGCTGGTAGTCTCTCCCCGCTGTGTAGGTGGTGCCGCCCTGCTTCACCTCCACGATGGAGACGACGGGGGTTTTCGGCAGCAGGTCAGCGCTTCCTGGGGTACCTCCCCGGGTGATGTTCTCCGTCACCTCCACGGTGGCAGACAGGTTAACGATGGCCTTCACTGGCTTGTTGTTCAGGGCGTAGGTCTCCGTCGCCGTGGTGTACTGCTTCGTCTCGTTCGTCGCGGTTCGGTAGGCGCGGGACTTCGGGACGTCGAGACGCACCGGAAGGAGCTTGTTGATCTCCACCCCCAGGACGTACCCCTTGCCAGCTTCGATGACCGCGTACACCTCGTCCTCGTCCTTCGGCTCCACGTAGCAGTCCATGCCGGAAACGAGGAACGATCCGTTCGTGTCGTTGGTGCGCCGTGCCAGAATCGGGGTAATGCCCTCCAGCTCGGGGGGCACGCTGGCGACCTGGACATGGCCGTTCTGGAGCGTGTAGATCGGGATTGCGGAAGGGTCGTCCTTGACCCATGTCGCCTTGATGACCTTTCTCTCGGCCCCGGGGTTTGCGAAGTTGTTTGCCCCGACGGCGGGGTCAAGGAGAGTGGGGTCGTCTTCATGGGTCACGCGCTCGAACGACACCTTGAGGCCGATTTTTTCCTCCGCCTGTCCCGTGATGGCCAGGGTTTGTTCGGGAACGCCAAAGATGATGCCCTCGGCATAGGCACGGGCGGCGGTGAGTTTGGCGCTCTTCTTGTCCTCGGACACGAGGATCTGGCCGCCTTCGATGATGTGCCCGGCCCCGAAGAGCGCGTCCCCGAGGAGCTTGTCCCGGTAGAGGCTCATGCTCTGGATCTCGTTCACCTCTGCGGACTGAAGCCGACGGCCAGCCACGAAGTTCAGGGCGACCCAGCCCTTGTCGGGGTCGAACCGATCATAAATGGTGGGGTTTGCCATTCCGCCTTCCCCTCCTCTCTCCTAGAACTCGATAATGAACTCCTGAAGTTCCTTCTGGTCCACCGCCCTGCTTATGGGGTCGCGGTTGTTGATGACGACGCACAGCCCGGCATGGTCGATCTCCGTGGGGAGGATGGCCGACTTGCCGGGCGGGGTTTCGGCCTTGAGCACCGTGTCGACAAAAACGCCGACCTGCCGGTAGGACACAAGGGGGAGTTCCGAGTACCGGAGCCACGCGGCCACGTAGACCCACCGCGCCCCCTCGGTGATGATTCGCTGGATCTCCGCCGCAAAGTCCGCAGCGTTCGGGTCGAAGGGCACTTTTCGCCACTTCTCCCCCAAGTGTTCGATCTCCCCGTTCGCGTCGGGGACCACCAGAGAGACCACCTCCGCCCGCTTCAGCCCTACCAGTTCCTCGAACTGGGTGGTCGGGCTCACCTCCGGGGGGACGTCCCCACCGGGCCACGCGGTTGTCTTCCCGATCCCGACCCAGAGGGCCGGTTTCGTCGCGAGATTTATAGCCTGTTCGATCCGCATGAGCGGCGTTGCCGCCGTGTAGCTGTTCGCCATGTCTCTCAATCCTCCCCTACGTCATCTGTGTAACGGCACACGCCTGGAATGTCAAGGCGTCCACCAGCGACTTCCCCGGGTCGAACCACCCGACCGGGGAGAACCATGGGCTCCGCTCGTCCTTTGCGGCCATGGGGAGCCGCCCGATCCCCGCCCCGGATGTCGGAGCCTCCAGAGACGCCAGCGGTTCAGCCTTGGAATCGTAGCCGAAGGCCGAATCCGTCGCCCCAGAGCCCGAAGAGAGGCCCTGAGACCGTGCCCGGCTGTGGACGTGCCACACCTTCCGGACCAGGTTCGTTGGGATGGTCAGCCACTTTTCGACTTCAGCCCGGATGGGCTCGAAGCCGTCGAGGTCGGACGTCGGCATCAGCTCACCGGCCCCATCGAGGAGCCTGGGGACCACCACCAGCCCCATGGAGGCAGCCACAGCCACCAGCCCCTCCATGTCCAGGTGGGGCAGAACTCGGCCCTTCGAGCGCCGGTACGGACTGTCGGGGTTCTCGGGGCCTTCACTCCAGTCGTTGTAGAGGTGGTCGTCAGCCCGATAGGCCCGAAAAATGGTCCTATGACCCGTAAAGTGGAGCTGCCCCCCGGAGAGTTCCTCCCCACAGGAGAGTCCCGCTTCGTGCCACCAGCGGCGCACCCCTGGGTAGAGCGAGAGCGTCCGTCCCAGGGAGACAGCGGCAGGCGCGGCGGCGGATTCGCGGCACCGGAACGTGTAGCGATACCGCACCCAGGCCGCCTTCATGATGGCAAGGATCTCCTTGAGGTTGCCCTTGACACCAAGGGGCAATTCGATGTCGAGCGTCAGCGAGTTGTAGTAGAAGTCGTCGCAGAAGGTGGCGTACTCCGTGCTCAGCCCATTCATCTCGCTCAATGGCTGGCAGTAGACAATGGGCTCCAGGAGGATCGGCTTGTCTTTCGATCCCCCGAACGCCTGGGAGACGAGGATGATCCCGTTGTTGGTTCCACCCTCCTTGTAGATGATTGGCAAGAGCTTGAGGAGGAGCCTCTTGTCGGCGGGATCGACCCACTTGTAGGGCCAGCCGAACGCCTTGAGCCACGCATCCACCACCCAATCTGCCATGCGGGCGATGTCGAAATACTGGTCCGTCGTGATTCGGGCTTTCAGGTCCTCCAGGGCCTTGTCGCCGACCAGAACCAGCTTCTCAAGCTCGGGGTCTGCGTCCTGGAGCGCGCGGGGTACTGCGGCGCTATACGACACTCACCGCCACCTCCCCAAGTGCCGGGATCACGTTGAACGCCGGTCGCAGGTCCTCCAGCCCGGGGAACGTGAGGTTGGCGATCCCGGAGACCCGGGCCATGATGAAGCTGGTGAGCTGGGAGACGTAGAGGGGTTTCCCGAAGTCAACCGACGGCGTCTGGTCCGGGTCTAGTCGGTCGTAGGCGAAGAAGGCCCGGATTGCCGCTTCGATGCCCTCTTTCATCCCGAGCTTGTCGTAGCCGAACCCCGCCGTCGCCTGGGCCGTGACGTTGGCCGTCAGGTAGGACGCGGGCTTCACCGAAACCTGAATAGAGTTAACCTTTGAGCGCTTCACCACCAGCTCGTGGCGGACCGACTCCAGCAGGGCCGCACTGGGTACGCCTCCACCCACCGGCACGATGTAGATCCAGATGTCCAGGGCTGGGATCTCCGGGTCTTGGTCGTGGCCGTGGCAGAGCGCCCGCTGGACGCCCACCACGGAACCGGCTGCCCGCTCATAGTCGATTTTGGTAATGCAGGTGGTGCTCGTGCTGATCCACGCCGGGATGGAGTCCCGGATGTGGCCCAGGGTCTCCTGGTCGGCCCCGTTGGTGGCCGCCGCCTCGTTCGTGGCGTAGAGGTCCACCAGGAACCCCTTGTCGTCGTACAGGACGCTCGCAACCTCGGAGATGGTCCCGGCGGGCACGTTCCCGGCGCTGCCCCGGCTGATCTTGTACCGGGCCCGGATCTCCGCGCCGGAGCCAGGGCACTTCCCGAAGGTACCGTCACCGAAAAGGATCAGGAGGCGGTGGTCCGCCGTCAGCTCCGCCACGTAGTCAATGGAGGCCGGGCCGGAGTTCAGCCAGTCCGTCACCCGGTTCCATCTCTGCCCGTTCACGAACACGTCCAGGGAGTCGAGCCACACAGGCCCCCACCCGGTCTTGTAAGCCTGGAAAGACTTTCCCGTCCCGGTCCATTTGTCCTCTTTGTCCTCGGTCTGGCGTACCGTGGCCGTGGCGGCAGTCTGCCCGGCTGCCACTCGCACGTCCGCCACCACTTGGAAGGGGATGGGGTCAGGCCCGGGGGTGGAGATGATGGCACCCTTCGGCAGCGTAAAGTCCGTGTCCAGGGGCTCCAGGAGGGACAAGGAGAGGGTGGCCTCCGAGGGGTTCACGTCCTGGACCGGGTAGCCAACCATCCGCGCCCACCGAAGGACGCTCCGGTACTCGATGGCCGTGTCCGGGAACAGCTCGTTGACGATCTGGTCAAGCCGGTACTCCAGCTTTTCGATCTGGTCGCTCCAGCACTCCAGGATGATATTCCCGATGGTCTTGCTATCGATGTTCCACCCCGGCCAGCGCTGGGCGGCGTAGGCCTTCATGTCCGCCAGGATCTCCGCGTAGCTCCGGGCCTCGTAGGCGCTGCTCATAGCCGTTCCCCACCTCCCAACTCGGCGGAAAGCTGGCGGCCCATCATGCCGCCGTACCCCGGGACGATCCACTCGATGATGACCCTGTAGACCGCCCGCTCGTAGTCGAAGGTGGAGATTACTTTCACCACCTTGACACGTGGTTCCCACCGCTCAATGTCGTACTTTAGCCATCCCGCCACCTGATTCTCCAGCCCCGGGACAGGATTGTCAAAGACCAGTTGCGCGGCATGGTTCCCGTAGGTTGGATACCGCTCGTGCTGCCCGGGGAGGGTGGTCAGGATGCACCGGATGTTGCTCTCGCACTCGTCCACCACGTTCGGCGAGTACGCGAAACCCCCGTCAAGAGAATGGGAAAGCGGGTACTGCATTAGCCCCCCATCTCCTTTCTCCCTCGCCACCAGAAGCCGCACCACAGGGGCTTGTCCGCATCCCCTCCCTCGAACTCGACCCAGACGCCGGAGCCCACGGGGATCTCCCACGTAGTGGGATCCACTGAGACGATGTACGGGAGGCGTTTTCGCCAGATTCGCCCGGCAGATGCGTGCTCGCTTCCGGGCTGCGGGTGAGTCCCACCCTCCTGAATGCCGTACTGGTCGTTTTTGATGAGCTCATGGTCCAAGGTCCCGTCCGGGAGGTCGAAGGCAACGAACTGCGGCGGGAGCACCGGATAGGCCCAATGCTTGAGGACGCGGAACCCGAAGATGGCCGGAACCTTTACTTTCACACGGCCCCACCTCTTCGGATCTACGCCAACGGCCACGATCCCTCTATATTTTCCGTAGATCTTGCTCTTTACCTCAGGTAAGCGGTGATTGTCCATGCGTTATGCACCACCTCATGACGGCACCGCGTCACCTTCCACTCGGTGCCGTTGTAGAGCTTGAGCTTGCTCCCAGCCCTGACCTCAGGCCGCCCGATCATGCGGAGGACGGCCTTTGGCTCCGAGTTTGCCAATAACTCCAGGTACTCCCGAGCCTCCCCGGGGGAGTGGAACACGTTGGACACGCGGATCTCCGGCCCCTCGCCCAGCTTGACCTCGAAACCGCGCCCCTCCGGCGAGAACCCCGAGACGACGTACTTCTTGGGCTCGATGTTGGTGGGCTTCAAGTCGATAACCTCGCCGCGCCCGATCTCGGCCCCGGGAGGGGGGCAGATGCACACGTCGCCCTGGTCGTTCCTCCAGATGGGGTTGACACCGGCAAGCCGATAAAGCATGGCGATGTCGCTCTCGTTCTGGCTGTACTCGATGTCCCCGCCCTTCACCACGTTCTCCCCCGGGTGCTCCCCGTTCTGATCCAACAGGATTCGGATCGCGGAGGACCTCGGTCCCGGTAGGAGCCGCTGGGTCTTCTGGTGCCACGACCCGGCGAACTCGTGGGCCACAAGCTGACTCCGGTACTCCTTGCGGACGCGCCACGCAGTGTACCCCCGGAGCGTCAAGAGCCCACCCGGCTCGCCCCACATCGCCTCCACAGGGTCCCCAGGTTTCACCGGGAGGCTGTCTCCCTCATAGATGATGGTCAACCCCGCGAAGGAGTGGTACTCCGTGTCCCAGGCCAGGGAGACGATCCCATTCATGATGCCGTTCACCTGGATCATTGGGTCTTCGCCACCCTCAAGGCGTCCGAGTAGGACGGGATGCGGATGACCGCGCCAGGCACTGGGTCTCCGGTGGGGTTCGTTGTGTTGGAGGCGGATGCGATGACCCACCAGAGATGGGGGGTTCCGTACTCTCTATAGGCTAGGAGGCACCACGTGTCACCGGGCTGAATTTCGTACTGCCGTCCCTTGTCCAGGAGGTCCAGCCGGAAAAGCGGGTTTCCCATCAGTCACCGCCCCCCTTCGTCGCTTTCTGCTCTCCTCCCTGATAGGGCTTTTCCCCGTACCTTCTAGCCGCCTCCAACCAGTCCTCTTCGCGGCCAGCGCCAGCCTCCCCGTCCTTCCCGTCCTTTTTCTCTTTCTCGCTCTTCGAGACCTCCGGCCCTACCTCTCCACCCTCGTAGATCCGGGTCAGGTTCATTTCCACCTGTACCTCTTTGGGCCGGAGCCCCGGGGTGAATTGGTTCCAGATGATCCGGTATTCCAGCAGGTAGACCGGCTCGGCAATTTTGCCGACCCCGAGCATGAGCCTCGGTGGTGTGGAGCTGGGGCCGGTAGGCTTGGCGTAGCCCCGAATCGTGTCAAGCTGGGCTTCGATCTCGTCTGGGTTGCCCGTGTTGATGAACTTCGCCGTCAGGCGGAAGGTTTTTGGGCCGCCGCGCTTGAACTTGGTCGGCGGCCCCTCCCCTCCCTCGGTCTCGGGCTGCTCCCATACCACGAACTTAGCCTCCTCCAGCTCATGGGGGTTGTAGAGAAACTCCAGAACACCGCCGCTTTCGCTGGTGATTGTAGCACGGGCCACCTTTTCGCGTTCTCTCCCGCTAGTAGCTGGCATTCAGGTTCCACCCCCCAGGCATGACGCGCCTAACATCCCGGTCCTCCTGGAACGACAGGACCGTTTCCGCGATGACCCGCCCGTCTAATACGATCTGGACCGGTTGCCGGACCTGTCCCTGCCCTGCGGGGGCCCTGGTCTCCCCGCCGCGACCACCGGCCCCCAGGATGGCGGAGGCCATCCCGAGAACGCCCATGCCCTGCCCCCTTCTGTTGGGGGACAGAGGAACCACGGCCTCCGGGCCATCTTCGGCGAACAGGGCAAGGTGGGGGGTGGAGAAGATACCCCCGTCCGCATGCGCCCTCACCGGCACCGGAGGACCGGCGGGAACCGGAGCCCACGTCGCGGCACCTGCCGCCGTGCCGGGCTCACCGCCGAAGCCCAGGGCGGACTTGATGCTGTTGAACCCCGACACGATGGCGTTGATCTTCCCCAGAATCCAATCGAACGCGGCACGGAAGGGGGCCATCAGGAACTCCCCGATCCCAGCCAGTGCCTCCCCGATTCGCCCTGGGAGGGAGAAGAACCACGCACAAAGCCCGTCCCAGGTGCCCGTAACCCACGCGGCTGCATCCTGGAACTTGCCGACAACCCAGTCCCGGACGCTGGCCGCGCCGGTCTTGACGGCCTCCCAGCAGCGCAGAGCAGCGGCCTTCACCTTGTCCCAGTTGAGCGCCAGGAGGACCAAAGCAGCCCCCAGGGCCACCACTCCCAGGACGATCCAGGTAACGGGATTCGCCAAAAGCGCTGCGGTGAAGGACCACACGGCAGGAATGGCCCTCGTCCACAAGGTCATCTCTAACGCCTTGATCCCGCCGAGCATCTTCCCGGCCCAGCCGATGGCGTCCCAGAGCCCGGTCATCTTGAGGATGCCTCCAGCGAAGGCCCCGCCGATGAGCAGCTTCGAGAGGTCCATTTCTTTGAGCCCTTCCACAGAGAGGCCCAGCCCCACCTTGATCCCCTCGACAATTCCCTTGCCGATGATCTTACCGATTCCGACGCCAACCTTCTCGACCGCTGGCCGCGCCCCCTCCCAGAGCATTTCGAGCTTCCGTGCCGGATCGGCCTTGTCAAACGCCGGGTTGTCAAACACGTTGTCTTTGAGCCAGCCCCCCACCTGTTCAGCCTTTCCGAGGACGAACTCAAAGAACTGCCGGAACCACCCCTGGAGCTTTTCGGTCCACGCCTTGATCTTCTCGCTGTTCTGGTCGAACCACTTGTTGATCTTCTCCAGGCGAGGCTTGATGGCGTCAAGACCACCCTTACCGGCCTTCATGAGGGTGTTCTGAATCCGGTCTGTGAGCGTGGACCATTGCCCGATGGCCGTTTGGGACAGCTTTTCGGAGCCGCCAGCAAAGTGCCGCATCATTTTAAGCATAAGCGCCCCGTAGCCACCCATGCTCGCCATTTCCTTCTGCGTCACTTTGAAGTTGAACTCCTTCAGTCTCTCCATTTCGCCCATCTGGGCGTCCGCCAGGGCCTCCATGGCGTCCTTGATGGTCTTCCCAGGGGTGAGGGCGGCCATGTCCCCGGCAAGCCGCAACATGGTTTTCGCTTTGTCTACGTCGCCGCCAGCGATACCAATTGCCCTGGCCCCTGCCGGGAAGATGTCTTGCATCTCGAAAGGGGTCTTGTTGGCGTAGTCCTCCATCCAAGAGGTCATGTCAGCGGCCTTGGCCTTGTCGCCCTTCAGGAAGTGGAGCATGGAGACTTCCTGCTGTTCCCTCGCAGCCGCAGCACCTACCGAGCCCTTGAAAGCGCCCGCAACACCAACAGCACCGAGGGAAAGCGTCATGAGGCTCTGGAGAGAAAAAACCGACCTCCGCAACCGGGCCAGTACGGAAGATGCCCGGTCACGGACGTTGAGCAGGAGGTTAATCGGGGCACGGAAAAGCCTGGTCGCTTTCTCGACCCGGCCCAGCTTCGTTACGGCGGTGTCCGCCGCAGAGGAGGCGGAGCGGAAGGACCGCTCCACCCGCCCCATGGCGGCGGTGGCTCCGTCCTTGACGCTGAAAGTAATCCCGCATCCCCAGTTGTTGAGCGCCACGGCGTCACCGTCCTTCCCTCATCGCTTCTTGCTCTTTTTCGATCTGCTCGGCCAGCATCTCCGAGAGCCGGGAGGCCCACCGGGAAGGGAGCCTCATAATCTCCTCGAAGCCCAGGCCCAGGCCGTACCCCATGCTGGTGTACATCAGCCCGAAGACCTGCCGCTCCAGGGCCTCCAGCCCCTTCCCGGCTGTCAGGAACGCGGCAAGCGCCTCTTCTACCGCTGCCGCTTCTTCCGGGCTCCCGTCCTCGACGGCACGAAAAAATCCGCCCCGATCGGCAGCTCCATCTCATAGGCGCTCCGGCAGTGGGGGCACTCGACCACGATGGCGGTTTCCACCCCGCAGTCCGCGTCATCGAACGCCTCCCGCAGGGTGGCCGCGTCCCGCCCGGTCAGGTTCTCGAAGAACGCCCGGGTGATCCGGTCCTCCCCCTCCACCTTGACGACCCGGGCGAGCATCTGGACCGTGGATAGGGATTCCGTCTCCTTGCGGATCTCCTGGAGGCGCTTCTCGTCCTTGCCCCGCAGGAGTCTCCATTCCACCGTTCGCCCGCAATCGGGAAGCAGAGTGGAGAAGGTGCGCCCGGGCTCGAAGTTGGCCGGATCGGAGAGGCTCTTGACCTCCAGGGTGGAGAGGTCGGCCTCCCAGGCGAACTTGCGCTGGCACTCGGCGCAGATGGTCTCGAACTCGAAGAGGTCGCCGTGGGTCAGACGGCGAAGGGCCAGCACCGCGAAGACCCGATCCCCCACCAGCCACTCGGCGGGGTTGGGGGCCTCTTCTACGACGGCCTTGAGCAGCTCGTCGATCATGGCCCCTTTGCGGCGGAGGTCCCGATCCAGGACGATGTTCTCGTCCCGGACGGTCATCCCGCGAAGTTTCCCTTCCCAGCCTCCCGGGAAGAGAAAGACGCCTCCACCGAGGTCGTGCTCGGCAAGGGTTTTGATGGTGCTCGCGGCGTCGTTGGTCATGGCTACTTCCTCCTGTTCTGGTGTGCTGCTACTTCAGGGGCTCGAAAGAGCCCACAGAAAGGACGAGCTGCTCCACCGTGTGCTCGTTCGCGCTGTTGTCCCAGGTCCCGGGCTGGAAGCTGACCGGCCAGCACCGGTTGACCGCCCAGGAGCGGACGATTTTGTGGGCTCGGTCGTGCTCGTGGATGATGATGTTCCGCTCGTAGTCGCTCGGGTCGGCCCCGCCCTGGTCGCTGGCGGCGTCATAGACCGTCTTGAACCAGTCCCACATGTCCAAGTTGTCCGTGGCACCGCGCTCAAGGGTGATGTCGTCGTAGGAGACCAGCCCGGGGGCCTTCTCGGCCGCCAGGGCGCCGCCCTCTCGGTGTTCGATCTTCTCGATGTTGGCCTTGAGGCCGTCGCACTTCATGAACCCGGCCTCGGTGAATCCGTCGATCTCGATGGTGAACTTGAACTTGTCCAGATACTTCTTGGCCTTGCCTTTTTCAGCCACTCGCCTTCACCCCCTACTCTTCGGTGTCTGCGGTCTTCCGGTAGTACCGGAACCAGATGAACTCGGCGGGGCGATGGGTGGAAAGCCCAATAAGCCCGGTGCAGATGCCGCGGTCTATGAACTCCTGGGTGTTGGTCTCGCTGTCGATCTTGACGACGAAAGCCTGTTCCGCCTTGTCACCGCGTAGCCCGTCCTGCTTCCAGACGAACCGGAGGAAAGAACGAATGGCCAGGGTGAGCCGCTTCCACAGCTTCTCGCTGTTGTTCTCGAACTCAGCCCACTGCGTGCCCTCGGAGACGGACTGCTCGCAGAACAGGAAGGTTCTCCGCTCGTTGATGTACGGGAACCTGCCGTCGTGGTCCAGGGTGCGCCCACCGTAAAAGCGAATGCCGTACCCCCGGAGGAAGCAAATGGGGTTGATCCGCTTGGGGTAGAGGAAGTCCCGGGTGCCCTTCTCGTTCACGTCCTCGGTCTCCAGGCCGACGACGCCCACCAAACGCCCATCCTCGGTACCTGCGGGGGTCTTCCATACGCCCTTTTCCCCGTCGGTTCGAGCTGTGGCACCCAGGAGCCAACCGGAAGGTGGGACCACCTTCTCGGCCCCGGTCACAGGGTCAAGGATCTTCACGTTCGGCCACGCGATGGCCGCGTAGGTGCTGTTCAGGCCCGCGACGTGGGTTGCAATCTGCTGCTTGTCCAGGCCGAGGGGCGGGTCCAGGTAGGCGAAGCAGTTCTTCCGGTTCTCTAGGTAGCTAAGAAGACCGTTTTGCACTGCGCTGGTTGTCACCCCAGGAATGGCGATGTTCAGGATGTCCGGGATGTTGTCCAGGGCGTGGAGCCCGTTCTTGGCGGCGGCGCTCCCCAGATAGTCCGCGTCGGTGATACCCGTCAGACCGTCGTCCCCTCCGGCAAGGGCCGTGGTTCCGGTGGCGGGGTTGGCGTCCGCCCCGGTGGCGGTGCTCCCCAGGTCCTCGACAACGATGTACCGGGAGACGCCGTTGATCTTCGTCTCCACGTAGTCCGCCGCACCGTCCTCCATGGACAGGGCCTCGAAGCGCTCGCGCACCACATCTCCGCTGCTGATGGTCTCCAGGACCTCCAGATTGAACTTGCCGGTCGTGGTGCTGTCGGAGATACGGACCTTGAGCTTGTCTCCCCAAGTGCCAGGACTGGATGCCTTCACCTTGAGGGTGTTGGCCGCCGTCGGGGTGGCCCGGTCCTTGATGGTCCCGGTGGAGGCAATTGCCGTCAGGGTGGCCGGGTCGTTGACGTCGGTGTAGTGCGCCACGCGCACCACGTAGACCCGGGCCGAAGGCTGGTTCAAGTAGAGACCGTACCCGGCATAGGCGAGCCAGCCGGACGGGGTGAACCTTCCAAACTTCTCCCGGAAGTCGCTGTAGCTGGTACAGAGGGTAGCAACGCCGATAGGCCCCTTCTCGGCAACGCCGATCAGGGCACAGGTAGACGTGGGGACCCCAAGGATGGTAGTAACCTGCGGATCTTCCTCGGTGACGAAGTGCCCCGGAGACAGGAACTCGGGCATGAACTATTCACCTCCATCGGTGATGACTTTCAGGTGCCCCGCCTTGACCAGGGCGGCAACGTACATCCCGCCCATCTGAGCCTCGGTCAGGGTCGCGGTGCCCCTGGGTTCCAGGTGGAGGGTCTTGTCCTCCCCAAGGTCCACCGTCAGGGGACCGCCGCTCTTGTTCTTCACGCGGAAGACCTTTCCAGTCTCCGCAGCTTCGTGCTTCGCCATGGCCTTCACCCCTTCGTCTTGAACTCGACCTTCACGTTGTCGAAGGCCCCGCTGTTCTCGTTGCGCCAGCCAAGCTCAAGATCCCTGACCAGCTTTCCGCTGTCGCCTTCATCGGGCGGAACCTCGATGCCCTGCACGACGATTCTACCCCGTAGGCGGCGGATGTTGTCACGCTCCGGGAACGATCCGCTCCCGGCCTTCCCCATTGGCTCCAAAACCATCAGGGGGAACGAGTAGTCCCCCACCGTGAGGTAGGGGTTACGCTCGGCCCAGGTGTTGAACTTCTCGCCCAGATCCAGAACCTTGATGGTGCTGTCGCTCACCACCTCAAGGTCGAAGGTGGCGTCATAGGTCGGCGCGGGCGGGTAGATGGTGGCCGACCCGGTTGCAAGATTCCTGACCACCGTTTCGCAGCTGTCGTCGTTCAGCCGCACCCGCTGGAGGTCAGGCGTGAAGAGGACCAGGGCGGGCAGGGAGGCCAGCTCGAGCATGTCAGTATGGGTGGTGATGGAGACGTTGGGCGTGACCTTCTGCTTGAGCGCCTGGATCAGCGCCCGGGTCGCTTCGACGATCACCGTTCTTCACCTCCCCCGCCGACTCCAAAGAGCTTCCCCATGACCGTATCCACAAACAGGGTGGCCCACTTCTTGCCGTACTTCTCCACCGTCGGCCCGAAGGTGGGCCGCGCCGGGATGCGAATGAACTTGGTGCTCCGCTTCAGGTGGAGCCCCTGGTGCCCCAGGTAGCGCCGCATCTTGGCCGTGACCGAGATGTAGACCCCGAACTCGTGGATCAGGGCGAGGTTCACGAGCCCAACCCCGTCCTTCCCATAGGCCGAGGACATGACCCCGATTCCGACGTGCATGTCGTCCAGCACCTTGTGGGTGATGGAGTTCCACAGGTCCCCGTGATGGATCATCGGCTTGCTGCTGCCCTTCTTGGCCACGGTGAAGGGGTGGTTCTCCGGGTAGGCCTTGCCCCCGGGTGCCCCGGACCTCATGCCTCGCTTCAGGTCCCCCTCTGCCTGGAGGCCCAGTCGTTCCAGGCCAACCTTACGTGCTGACCGAAACCTGGGTCCGATCCCGTTCAGGATGGCCGCGACCTTCTGCCAGTCACCGTTTTTTTGCGCCATGGCTCCGCGTCACCCCTTCCGCCGGGAGGAGAAGCGGACGAAGGCTAGGTGCGCATTGCCCCCGTAGGTCCCCCCGGGCCGGATCTCGGTCACGTACAGCTCAACGGCGATTCCGCCAACCCTGACGATCTTGTCGCTCTTTTTGATCTTCGCCGCGTCAGATGCCTTGATGACGATGTGCCCGGACGACACCGGGCTCTCTCCGTCAGCCACCATCTCCTGTTGGGCCAGCTTGTCGTAGCGGATCTGACCGGCTACCAGGAAGGCGCCCCCGTACTGGACAGGACCGCCGTTGACGGGCTCGTTGAAGTCCGCATCCCAGAGGGTCGCGGCTCGGTCCACCGGGAGGATCTCCACGGGGACCGGGTGAATCAGGCGCGGAACCACGGCTACACCCCCGTCACGACGGGCGGAGCCTGGAAGAGCGCCAGGATGCCGTCAATCTCCGGGTCGCCGGTAAAGCTGGCTGAAGCGGTTGCCTCGGCAAGGGTATAGCTGTGGCCGTCCGTGGTCTCGCTGACGATCCGCGACCGGCGCTTGTCCTCCTGCCCCGCAGCATCCCCCAGGAGAGGGAGTTCCCGAATGACCAGCTTGATAGCCGCTTCCCGGATCAGGATGGGGGTCTCGATGGTGGCCCCCTCCGGGGTCTGCTTGGGCTCGAAGGTCCTACCGGTCACGAGGTCGATGTAGGCGGACGCCCGGGCGATCAACCGGGCAAGTCGCTCGTCGGCGGCCTGATCCGTCGTGACTCCCTCGTCCCGAACATCCTGGATGGTGCAGTAAGCCGTCACGGCGTCCGCTCCTTTCTAGGGCTAGGCTAGGTGAAAAGCCCTGTTTCCCGCAGGGTCTTCGCTTCGGCCTGAGTCACTTCGACGGGGACTCCGGAAAAGAACTTCCTCCCTGGGAACCGGGGGGAGCTGAAGGAGGCGGCCCCGGTCAGCGTGACCAGGGTTCCCGCCGTCTTCCGCTCCTCCTGCTGCTTGGTCGCCTGGACCGGCTCCGACTGCGGATCTGTCCGCTGGGCGACCTCGGGCTCCTGCTTCCTCATGCCCTCACCCCCTACGTGATGTTGTAGGCGATCACGAGGGCGTCGTCGATCACGATCTGACAGGCGTCCACCCGGCTCGTGATGGTGTACTCGTAGATCCGCTTCCGGGGGACGTACTCCCTGGCGATGGTGAAGTCGCGTTGAATTCCCATGGCAAGATTCGAGAGCGGCGTCAGGATCAGCACGTCATCGGGCATGTACTCGACAGGGAGGATCTTGACCCCCTTGTACTCGGGGAGCCGCCCGCCCTGGATAAGCTCGTCCCCAAGGGCCGTCTGCCGGGTCGCGAGCTGGTCGATGTAGGCGTCGGCCACGGAGGGAGACACCAGGAACCGGAGGTTGGCCTTCTGGGCCTTCCACTTGTTGGGCAGCTGGGCCATCATGCCCGGGAACACCACGCCCTTGAAGTCCTGGGAGGCGTTCGTGTCGAACTTGTGGGTTCCGCGGCTTACCTTGGCGAGCTTCACGAGCCCGTCGTCGATGTTGAGGAAGTCCTTGGAGGCCCCGGCGTCGGCGGTGTCCCCGTTGATGAACAGGTCGGCGAGGTCGTTGCCGAACTGGGTCGCAAGCATCGAAGAGATGGTATCCTCCGCCCCGGCCCTTTCGATGTTGTCCTCAAGGAAGGTCTGGGTGATGTCCTCGGGGAGGACGATCTCGACGGTGTTCAGGGACTTCTTCGTGAAGGTGAAGTTGTTCCCCACGGTGGGAGCGGTTCCCTCGGTGGCCTTGCGGATGATCCGGGAGGCGACCCCCACGAAGTCCAGGTCATAGGTCGGCGCGGGCATGTCGATGGTACGGATCAGCTTTAGAATGGGCGTATTGTCCACGATGGTACGAATGAACTCGCTTCCCTGGGTCGGATTCAGCCGGGCCACGTAGTTCGGTGCAGACCCGAACCCCGCAGTCGAAACGGCCTTGAGGATGGCTTCGTTCTTGACGGTCATGTCTCTTGTCCCCCTTCCCTACTCGCTGAAGCGGCCGGTGAAGGCCCCGCCGAAGACGGACTTCTCGACCGTCTTGGTCTGGCTCTCGCTCCCGCTGGAGGGGAGCCCGTTGGAGAGGCCACGGGCCTTCTCGACGGTCTCCAGGCGGGAGGCCAGGGGCTCGATGGCCCCCTTGACGGCTTCGATCACGAGCCCCTTGACCGCCTCGGCGGTGATGGGTTCGGCCTTCTGCTCGGGCTTGGTGTCGCCGCCCTTCTCCAGAGACTCCAGCCTCTCGGTGATGGGCTTCAGGGTCTCGTCGATGGTTCCCTTGACGATGGCCTGGATCTCTTCTTTTGTCACTTCAGTCCCTCCTTCCTTCGGTTCCTCCTCTGCCTCCGCGATGATGGCGGCCAGGAGGTCGCGAGCGTCCTTGAGCGCGGCGAGGCGTGCGGCGCTGATCTTACGCCCGGCCTTGATGATGGCGGTGTTCCCGCCAGCGAAGAGCCCGGAGACGATGGCCGTGAAGTCCGCTAGGGCGGAATTCACGGTCGCGGAGTCCTTGGAGGCCAGAGATGCGGGATCGTCAGGCCAGCGTTTCACGCCCAGGGTCTCGGCCAGGGCATCGATGGCCTTCCAAAAGTCCTCCTGTCGCTTGGCGGCCTGGAACTTGTCCGCCACCTTGCCCTTCTCCACCGAATGGCCAGAGAAGAAGCCCTTGAGGAGCTGAAAAAGCCCCTTCTCGCTGGGCTCTTCCTGTGGCTCCGGGCCGTCAACGCTCTTGAAAATCTGGAACTTCTTGCCGTTCGCGGCCTTGGAAACAAGGCTCACGAACTGCACGTCTACCCCGCGCAGCTCGCCGGGGATGCTAGGCTTGCCCATGTGCGCTCACCCTCTTTCCCCTAGCTTTTAGTGGTCTCGGGCGTTTCGGGGATCAGCTCCCCCACGCCCTGAATCGAATAGCCGGTGATTTCGCCCCTCTTGATGGCCTCCCAGGTCTCGTCCTTCGTGATCTTGGTCCCGAGTACCCAGGCACCTTCCGGGAAGTCGGCGTCGCCCTTCCGGGCTATGAAGCTCTCCACCACGACACCCTCCCCGGCCTCCTGGTTGTGGTTCTTGTCGATCTGCTGGAGCCGGAGGTTCTGCATGAAGCCGTGGGCCATCTTCTCGATTTCCTCGGCCCGCATCCAATTCCCGTCCGAGTCCTTGACCAGGGGCTCGTAGACCACGCCGTAGACGATCTTCTTTTCCTCCACGATCTTGAGGATCGGGACCTCGCGGGTGAAACTTGCCTTCTCCATCCTGCACCCCCCGTACATTTCACTTAACTAACGCAAGCATAAAAGAAGCGGGGAACTTGTCAAGTCCTCCCGCCGTTCTGGCTCTATTCGGTTGCCTTTTTGCCGTCCTTCGCCTTGGGGTCATAGGGTACGAACCGGAGCCCACCGTCCCCGGGCCACGGTTTCCTGTGGTCCCAAGTCCCGTCCAGGATCTCTCTTGGGATGCCGTCACCCCCTGGAGGGAAGGCCTCGCAGAAGGGAAGAACGTACTTCCTGGCGCATTCGCCGCACTGGATGCCCTCTGCCATCACCGGATCACCTCCGCGTTCTTCAGCATGTCCTCGTACAGGTCAAGGATCGGCCTGGGGATGCTCCCCCTGTCCAGGTGGTACGCCGCCGTCGTCTCGGCCCATAGCTCGGTGGGGCTGCTCCCCGCGTACTCCGAGATCTTATACCACTCTTCCCGGTCGATCTGCAACACCCTGCGCTTCCATTCGGCATCCAAGGTGGTTGCCCTGCCCGGTCCGTAGTAGGAGCGGAAGTAGAGCGCGTGTCCTGACTCGTGTATGACCGTCGCTAGCAAGGGGTCGTCGGACCACTGGGATACCGTGTAGCGCGTGACGTTCCCCTTGCGCCGAAGAGTCTCGATCAGAGCGGCCTTTCTGTCTGGATCGGTCGCGTCTGCAACCACCTTCCGCAGACTCTTTATTTCGTTCTTGTGCCGCTTCTGCCATTCCGCGAAGAGTTTCTTGTGCTCCTCGATGTCCAGATCCTGCCGGGTCTGCCTGTTAATCCACAAGGTGTCCCCGCCGGGCTGCTTCTTTGGACCGCCCGCCAGGTAGGTATACTTCCCGTTGGCCCCCTGGCTCCTTGTCCACCTAAGAGCCCCCAACTTTACGCCGTAGGGACCCAGTACCGCTTTCATGCCCTTCTCGATGGTCTCGGCTGTCTCTATGGTGGCCCCGGGCAGCTCTACTTTGTCCGCCACGACACCGCGCAACCGCTCCAGGACGCTCTTTGGGTCTTTCGACGCACCGATGCCCGTCTCCTGCTTCGGTTCCTTCGGTGGCTGGCTGACCGGTTGAACCGGTGGAGTCGTGGGCTTGCCCTTCGCGCTGGTGAAGTCCACGACGTAGGTGGTTCGGCAGTGGTAATGGTACGGCGGAAGCGTCATCCCTATCCGGGCCAACCGGTCCCCGTCGGACTCTCCAGCCTTGCTGACCTCCGCCACCGTGCCCTGGCCCTCCCCCGGAAGCGGGGGGAGATAGCCCTTTGGCAGCCCCAGGGCAGACCGCACTTCATCGGGGGAGCGCCATGGGGCAATGACCTTGACCGCCTCGGGGTCATTCGACGCGATGAGCCTATCCCTCTGCGTCACAGCATGCTCCAGGCGAAAGATCTTACCGTTCATCAGGCGGCAGATGGGGCTAGTGCGCTGGTCCATCACGGCAATGATCTCGAACGTCTCCACTCCGGCCTGAACCATGGACTCCACCCCGCCGAAGTTCCTGGCCCGGTTGATGCAGTTTGCCGCGAGGCCACGCCAATAGGTGTCATGCCTGTTGAAGGCGTCCCCGAAGGCATCTCGGAGCGCACGCCCAACGGCTGCCCTGCCTAGCCCGTGTTCTATCCCCAGGTTTTGCGCCGTCCTGGCTATCACGTCTCCGATCCCTGGGCCGTAGGCTTGCCCGATCCAATACCGTGCATCGCCTTTGAGCCACCCGCGGGCTAGGTCGTCCGTCAGATTCCAGACCGGAGCACCAAGACCAGCTTTGGCAGCAACAAGGGATCGCCCGAGGTTGTAGGCCGTGACGATGTAGCTCTCCACCTTGTCCCAATCGGCTTCCGTCCACTCCGGGGCGTTTTCGCCAGCCAGGGCGATGGCCCGCTCGATGGTGGCCTGAGATGGGGCGTCAAGCTCGTCCTCCGGCAGGCCTGAAAAGAAGTCCACAAGGGGACCGAGAACAGCCTCCTTGTAGTCCTTGAACCTGCGCAGCAAGAACCGCTCCAGCCCCCGCTCCGCCTGGAGAATCGTCGGGCTGTCCGGGCTCGCGTCTCCGTCGCCCTTCGACACCGGAACACCCAGATAGCTCAGAAGGAAGTCAAGGTCCCCCTTGAGCCGCCCCAGGACTCCGCTACTCGACACGGGCCTCCTGCTCCTCCAGGGCTTTCCTCGCCCCGACGATCAGCCCGGTGAACTTCTGGACGGCTTCGGTCTGCTCCCGATTGGCGTTGGCAATGGACGCCCCGAGCCGGAGCTTCTCCAGGTACACCGCAAGGGGCTCGTCGAGCCAGTCGGCCCCGTTGGGCTCCGGGTACTCCTCGTTCGTAATCTTGCTGATCAGCCTCCGGGCCTCCCGGACGGTCATCCCGGATTCGGAGAAGGTCTTGAGCATGGAGGTAAGCTCCGTTGAGTCTTCCGTGGCGGGGCTGTTCGAGCGGTACCGCCAGTACCGCGCGCCGAGGAGGGGCATGATCCGCCTGTTGATGATGAAGTCGTGGTCATCCCGCTCCGGCCTGAATACCTGCTCCTCCGCCGCCCTCTGGCTCTCGTTGGCCGTGGCCCTGGTGTAGTCCGTGGTCTCGCCCACGTAGAGCGGCGGCAGACGAAAGGAGGACCGCACCTTGTCCCGGTTGGCCTTGTCGTAGTTCTGGAACAGTGCGTCTCCCTGCTGCGCGTCGGTCAGCTTCTCGAAGGCCAGAGTTGCCTTCGGCGCTCCGAGCCCAGGGGCTATCGGGTTGGAGGCCCCAGCCTCGGCCTGGATGACCAAGATCGAATGGAACCCCTTTCGGCCCTTGATGTTGTCCCGGATGTAGTTTCGGATCGTCTCCACGGCGTCGGCGGCCAGCCTGCCACCCACCAGCAGGGCCAGGGGCGGAATGGACTTGTTCCCGAAATACTCCAAGTTCACCTCGTCGGCTTCACGGCTTCCAAGGATCGCCAGGAGTGCCCCGAGCCACCTGGGGACGCCATAGGGGGAGGTGGGGCAGTATCTCGCCCAGTGCAGGACCTCGGTCGCTTCGGGGCCACCTTCCCCCTCGCCCATGACCCTTCCGTCCTTCGCGCTGATTCGGCGAGGGTCGCCCAGCTCTTTGAACCAGACCCGCACCCCATCCCGCTCCTGGACGTAGCGCCGGAAGCGCTTCAAGTAGACTATCTCCTGAGCCTGCTTGCCGTTGGCGTCCGCCACCTGGAGCCTGACGGTCTGAGGCTCGGCGTCGAGCTTGGTCAGGCGCATCGTGTGGGCCTCCAGGTGTTCCAGTCCGGCGATTTTGCCAGAGCCGTCCCGGATGATCTCCCAGTAGCCGTTCCCGGTGGCCTCCAGGTCTCGGCGAGTGCGGCGTCGGATCTGCGAGTAGGACAGGACCGGGTTGCAGTAGTCGAAGAACAGCTTCAGCCGGGCCTTCTCCGCCATGACCTCTGCTGGGTAGTTCCCATCCGCGTCCCTCTCCACCCAGGGCAAGGGCTCCAGGGCATACCCGAAGCCGTCCACGTTGACCTCCATCGCCTCGATGCACTGAGGAAGGATGGTAGACTGCTCCAGGAGTCCGGCGAGCTGCGTCAGGTCGTAGGGCGGCTGAATTATGGCGCCCTCACCGTAGCTTGCCGCGAAGGGATCGGGCGGGAGCTTGCGGCTTGCAATCCCCTCCACATCCGCCTTCTCGACAGACATTCCCGAGTCGATCACGGACACCCTCAGCTCCCCGGGGTCTTCGCTGGTGCTGCGCTTGGTCTCCTTCTCGCTCATGTGGTACCCCACCCCCTAGTCGATCACGTAGACGCCGCCGTTCGGATCTCTCCCGGTAAGCACCCACTCAACAACGTCTCCGGCGTAGCTTACCACGTCGGTCTGGTCGTCGTGGGCAGCGTTCGGGAACGCCACAAGCTCCTTCTCCAGCTCATCCAGCCACGGCGCACCCTCCCGGTGATAGACCATCCCGGCGTGGTAGCGCGAGGCCATGGAGAGCGCCCGGGTGTACTTGTCCCTCGTGCCGGGGTTCAGCTCCAGGATCGGCAGACCGGATCTCACCATGGACTGGTACAGGGTCAAGCCCATGGACTTTGCCTCGATGGCCTGTACCATGGGCCTCCACTCCGCAAACTTCCGCATCAGGAGGGCCGGTTGGTCCGGTCCTTCGAGCCGGTCCCGGAAGATGTCCAGGAGGGCCAGCTCTCCTCCTGGGCAGAGCGCCCAGGTCCCCAGGGCAAAGAAGTCCGCGTGAGCCTTGAGCGACCCGGCCACGTCGCAGGTCTGGAAGACCTTGCAGTCCTGCATCCTGTAGACCTTCGGGCCGTCCTCGGTCAGAAGCTCCAGTGTCCGGGCCTCCCCGGCGTCGTGCAGGCGGAAGCGCCGGAACATGCCGCGCTTGAACAGCCCCCCGTCCTGCGGAGCTGGCCGCTGCTGGTAGAGGCCTTCCCAAACCATGGGGGCGACTGCGGCCTTGATCCTGAGCAACGCAGCCTCGTCGTACCTCTCCGGGCATAGGGCCGCACCTACCGGACGCCCGAGGGGGTCGTTCTCTTCGGCAAGAGCCGGGAGCCTGACCTCTAGCCATGGATCGGCGTGCTCGTTGAGCAGGTACCCGATCAGGTCCGCCTCATGCCACCTCGTAGCAAGGACCACGATGGAGGCCCCGGGTTCGGCCCTGGTGTAGAGAGTGGATTCGAACCACTCGATGGTCCTCTTGCGGTAGGTCTCTGACATGGCCTGTTCCCAGTTTTTACAGTAGTCATCTACCACCAGTATGTCTCCGCCACGGCCCGTAATTGCCCCTCCGACACCTGCCGTAACCATCCCTCCGCCAGCCGTGGTGTGCCAGCGATCAGCAGCGGAGCTGTCGTCGCGGATCTTGACACCGAAAAAATCCGGTCGTTCCAACAGGTCGTTCCTCACCTTGCGGCCCCATTCGGCGGCAAAGTCGGCCTCGTAGCTGGTCAAGATGATCCTGGTTTCAGGGTTCCAGTACAGCAACCACTCCGGGATGCGTCGTGAAATTGCCTCGCTCTTGCCAGACCTGGGTGGCATCGACACCACAAGTCGAGCCCCGCGCCTCGGCCCCCACAGCTCCCTGGCAAGGATCCTCCCCAGGTAGGCGAGGTGCCGGTAGGGCTTCCAGCGGCCTTCGCTGGCGTCGTGAGCGAACTGGTGCGGCTGGATGTACCGGACGTGCTCGCCGTCGGTCAGGTTCTTGACCTCGGCCAGCCGCCCGCCGCTACTCCTCCCCCTCGTCGCTGGCATTTTCGCCATCACCGCCAGGGGGGGTAGTGGGCATCCTGTCCAGAGACTCCGAAAGGGCCAAAAGCGCCTCCCGAACCCTCGAATCAGTCGCCGCCAGCTCGAAAACCCTGTTCCGGGCCTCAATCTGAATAGGCTGGCCGTCTTTCCCAGTATGTTCTACCCGGTCTTTTCTCCCCCAGCGATCCGGGAACTTTCTTTCGAGCCTCCAAGCGCTAGCTTGCCACTGACCAGACCCAGCGGCCTTATCGATGTTAAGAACGTCCCTCATCTCTGCTTCTGCCAGTGCTTTGTTAACGGAGTTCAAAAAGTCCCTATAGACCCCACTTTTTTCTTTATTACCCTTCTTTAGCCAGTAATACAGAGTCGGCTTGGCGATCCCTGCAAAGGTGGCAGCGGTCTCCATGTAGTTCCCGGCCCTGATGGCGGTGACGATCTTGTGAACCACCGCGTCGTTGATCTCTGGCGGTCTCCCATTGGGGCGTTTGGGTTTCGTGGTGCTCGTCTCGGCAGCAAGCCGCTCGGGGGTGGCCTCCGGTTCAACGGGTGCGACCTTGGGCTTCCTGCCGGGCTTCTTTGCAGGACGTACCTTCTGGTTCTCTCTTTTTTCTAGTTCTCTTTGCTTTTTGACAACATCAGGCATAGTAGACATGTACCATAGATACCTCCTCAGTATCTATCAAGAGACTTATAGGGACAGGCCACCGGGCTAGGCGCTGGTCGACAGCCGACCCCTGGATCTGCTCCCTGATCTCGGCGGGCTAGGGCTATAGGTCCCCTGCATGATCTCCACGATCTTTCCGGCGAACCCCATCTGGTCCCGCTCCAGGTCGTCCCATAAGAACCGGACCACCCGCCAACCAAGGGAGGCCGCAGCGTTGAACTTGTCCAGGTCCTCCCGGAAGCCCGCCCCGCTAGTGTGCCTCCCCTGCTGACTCCGGCCGCATACCGGGCATGGCTTGCCGCCCTTCACCCGAAAGACACCTCCGTCCATCTCCAGGGCCAGGAGGATGTCCGGCCAAGCCACGTCGAAGCGCCACAGCCTCACTGGGTGGAACCGGTGCTCCAGGACGGCCCGGTGCCCCGTCACCCTTCGGACCTCCTCAAGGGCCTGCTCTAGCAGGCTCTCCCTTGTGCGCTTCCTGAAGTCCGCTTGCGCGTTCTCCAGCGCCTGGGCCGCCGTGTGCGGCCTCGCCTTCGCCGTCATCAAAGCGTACACCTCAATCTACCTATGATTTTTTCTGATAAAAAAATCAGCGGTCTATCTTTTGCTCTCCCGCTCCATACCTCCGCGATCCCCCAAAAACAGGCCAGTGCCCGGTAGTCCGCTTCGCCGTTTTGCCGCGATTTTTGCCCGCCAGCCTATATACATCATGGCCAGGGCTACCTACACACCCCCCCAACCAAACCAGGCCCCTCTACGGGCATTCTGGAGAGTTTGTAGTACAATATCCTCCGTTGGCCGCGCGCTTGGCGGCCTCCCCTGCGGGGAAGGCCTCGGTGATCTTCTGGTAGTCCCGGTTCTGCTCCAGAAAAAGCGCCACTGGCGCTGGGACAAACCCGTCTGGGATGGTCGCCGCCAACCCGTGGAGGTAGTTGATGTCCCTGCCGATTCTTCGCAGGCAACGCATGGCCCTGGCCTGAAGCCTTCCGACGTGCCCCTCGGGATCGACGGCCTCCGGGGCGGTCAGTTCGGCGTCGGTCTCTCGCATCATGGCTCTTCTCCTCCTTCTCCTACTCGGTCTGGAACCTTCTCGGCGCTACAAGCCGATCCGCAAGGCCGGACATCAGCACGGCAACCCGATGCCGGTTCTCCGCCTCCCGTTCCGGCGGAAGCGCCGGGGCGGGAAGTGCGGCAGCCGAAGCCTCCACGGGCTCATCCAGGCTACGAGGCAACGGAATGTAGTCCTCCAGCCCTTTCGCGCTGTTGTCGATCTCGAACTGCCCCGGGAAGTGCCTAGGGAGACCCGGGGTGTCCCATGTAACGCCGATCCGTTCGGCCTCCGCGTAGAAGTGGCAGAAGTCCCGTTCAATGAAGGGGCGGTTCTCCTGGTCCAGCTTCCCGCAGAGCCACCTCCAGCCGCCGATCCGGTCAAGCGCGTAATGGATGCACGGATCTGCCCACTTGACCGACTGGTAGAACCCTAAGCGGCGGATCGCCTCAAGAACCTGCTGGAACGCAGCTCGGCCACGGTCGACAGCCGACCCCTGGATCTGCTCCCTGATCTCGGCGGGCTTCGGGAAGAACTTCCCGGTCTTCAGGTGCGCCCCGACAGCCCGAATCACCGCCGCAAACGGGAACTCCTCCAAGGCCGTGAACATGAGCTGGAGACCAGCCTCGCTCATTGGCTGGGTCTTGTACACCTGGGCGACCTCGTGCATGAGGTCGCAGAACGCCCCAAAGTCTTTTTCATAGTTCATGGTCCGCCTCCTCCTCTATGCCCCCGACTCGGCTTCGCGCCGCAGCTCCTCCAGCCTTCGGGCCAGGGCGGGGCTCCGCATCCTCAGCGACTCCTCCCGGGACACCGGAGCCTGCCCTTGATCAACCCTTCCGGCCACTAAGGTCTGCGGGATGCCGTCCACGTAGTCCGCAAAAGGCTTGTCCGGCCCAAAGAATGTCGATCCGTGCTTGATGAATCGGGGATCCGTCCCGGAGCGTTGGCACTCCGCCCGGTAATTGATCACAGCCGACCGCATCTGGTCGAAGGTGTAACCAGCCTTGCGCCACTTCACGTAATAGCGGAAAGCCCCCCCTTTACCCCGCTTGTTAGGGTAGAGGCTCCAAATGGCCTCGAACTCCTCGCTCAGGCCAACGGGCTTGCATGGGCGTTCCACCTTGGCGGATTCCGCCTCGGACTCGCTCGCGCCGCCCTTTGCGCGAGATACTGAGTCTAGTTCCTTACTGGGTCTTGTTATATTACAAGAACTGGTATTGTTAATGGGCAAATGCTGCACCATTTCGGCCCCCGAATGGGGCAAATTTTGCACCATTGAATGGGGCAAATTCTGCACTATTTCGGCCCCCGAATGGGGCAAATTCTGCGCCATTTCCCGCTTGGCCTTCCGGTCCGCTTGGGCTGCCTCCCATGCCGGGGTGTCCTCCACGTCGAGGATCGTGTAGATGTTCCGGCGCTTCGTCTTGCCCATGGCCCCGCGCTGGACCGAGATGTACCCCTTCGCCTCCAGGGCCTTGATGCAATCCTTGACAGTCCGTTCGGAGCAACGCGCCTTCTTCGCAAGGGTCTCCACCCCGGGAAAGCACTGCCCCGTGTCGTAGGAGGCGAACCGGCAGAGGGCGAGGTAGACGCACAGCTCCGAGGCCGTCAGGTCCGCGTAGTCAAGGATCTCGTTGTCGATTGAGGTAAAGCGGCGTTTCCGCCCGTCCCGTACTTCGTGGATCACCGTGTCCATCCCGCCATGCATCTAGCCCACCGCCTTCCTTGGCTTTAACGTGTACTTTGCGCCTTCGAGGAAGGCCTCCGCGTCTTCCCTCCTGACTCGGATCACCTGGTCTCCAAACCGATAGGCCGGAATTTTCCCGGTCCTGATCCAGTTGTAGACGGTCCTTTTCGACACCCCGATCATCTCGGCGATCTCTCGCATGGTCATGTACTGCTCCGGCATACTACCGCCTCCTCATGGTTGGTTGGCTGGTTAGATTTTACACCATATAGCGAAGATGGAAGGCCCCACTCCTAGCGTTTCGAAGTGGGGCCTGCGCCACCTACAGGATGGAGCCGGTCTGCGTTCCTTCCGGCTTCGCCTCGCCGTTCGCCTCCACCCTGGCCTCGCCGTTCGACTTGGCCGCAACCTGAGCCCTAACCTTCTCTACCATGTTTGCGGCCTGGGTCTTCGGGGCTGCCTCCTTGACCTCCTGATCGGCCTCAAAGACACCGCCATCCTGCTCAAGGGCCTCCGGGTCGGGATCGATCCCCTCGAACGAGATGCCGATGGCGTCGATCACGGCCTTCTGGTCGCCGCCGCTTTCGGCTAGGTTGTCCAGCGCCACCGCCGCCGCCAGCTCCGGCGAGAGGGGCAGGTACTTGCAGAGCCGCCGGACCACCGTTTTCCGGGCCATCTCGTCGTAGTCCGAGGCCCACGGGCCGGAACCAGAGGCCATGGACCGCGCGCGGATCGCGTCCACCTGTGCCCGGGTCATGAACTCCGCCTGGAAGCTCCCATCCTTGAACCATGCGACGGCGTAGACCGCCTTGAGCTTCCCAGGGTCTTCCTCCCAGGAGGGCTCATGGATGATCCGGTCCTCGGTCCCGAAATGGACCTCGAACTTGTCCCTTTCGTAGACCACCCGGGCCGAGATATTGCGGATCTGGCCACTCCTCCGGGCGAGGTCGATCAGGCCCCGGTAGCCGGGGATCAACTGGGCCTCGTACTGCCCGGTCTTCCTGTTCCTGTAGGGCACGAGATAGGCGCTGCCCAGCGTGCCATCCGGCTCAAGGCCAAGCTGCCCGGCTATCATCAGGCTCTTCAAGATGGACGCCTGGGAACACTGGAGCAGGAGAGGATTCCGGCTCGCCGCCACCAGAGCGATCTTGACGAGCTTTTCGGGCTTCATGTGAACCGGGACAACCGCCTGGAGTTCCGCCAGGAACTTCTGCCCGGTCAGCAGGGCCTTAAGGCTGTCCATTTTCTGCTTGGCGACAAGGGCCCTTTGATCCTGGGGCCGGTTCGTGTTCTGGGTCTGTTCTGTCATGGCTACCTCCTCTTCGCACGTGCCGGGATGATCCCGGCTTGTGGCTTCGTCTACCCCTAGGCCAAAGTACCCCCAAAAACCCCCTATTTTTTGGCCTTCGGGGGGGTCACCGTCAGCCGGCGGCTCCCGGCCTTGACCACCTTGATCTGCGGCTTGAGCTTCTCCAGCGCCTCCGCCCCTCCGGGGATCATCTCGGCGAGGTGCCAGGCCAGGGCCTCCCAGTTCGTGGACTCGCTGTCCTTCGTCAGCTTGTAGAGGACCTTGCCGTTCTGCCCCTCGAAGCCGTCCAGGTCGGCGATCTTGACCTTGAGGGCGACCTTGACCTTCTCTTGCTGGGCCTCCAGCTCTTCGATCCGGGCCTTGAGGTTCAGGTAGTCCGCGATCAGCCCATCCACCTCGGGAGGAGCGATCTCGACGCGTCCGTTGTTCCTGGGGAACTTCGCCCGGAGGTAATTGTTCCACCCTTCCGCGCCGTCCAGGGCCGGGGGGATCTCGGTTTGGATGTGGTTCCGCCAGAAGGAGCCGCCGATCTGGAGGAGGGCGTCCTCCAGGTCGCGGTTCCGTGTCAGGTGATAGACCCGCACCGCGTCCTCCAGCACGTCCCAGTCCCCTTCGATGGCCGCCACCAGCAAGCGCCTGGGCTCAATGGCCGGGAGGAACAGGGCCGCCACATCCCACTCTGATCGATCGTGGAGAGACATGTACCAGTCGGCTTGCGCGTGGTAGCTCTCCGGTACCATGTCGGTTCCCTCTTCGCCCCAGTCGTTCATGGCGTGGGGCGACGTAACCACCTTGATCTCCAGGCCGCGATCATATCCCTTCAGCAACCTATCAGGGGTTCCGCCTTGCCACTCCCGTTCCGGGTGACGAGTGAAAGCGCCGGGCTCCAGCTCAACCCCGAACCGGGCCGCGTAGACCTGGGCCACCTTGTCCTCCAGGAGCGTCCCGATCCGCATTGCGGGGGACTCCTCCGGCCCGTCCACGAGTAGTCCCAACTTCTCATTGAACACATCGATGGGGGCCTTCCACGGGTTCAGGCCAGCGATGGCCCCGATGTCCGTCCCGGTGATGCAGCTACGCCGCAGTGCAAGCCATTCCATCCGTTCGTCCGTTGTCATGCGTCCTCCGCCTCCTCCTCCCAAGTACCGCCCGGATGGCCCGGGCCTTTCTCTCGTCGTCCTGGTCGTGGTGTTCAATCAGGATGCCTCCGCTTCGGCGCTTGCGTTCCGTAAGCGTCCCCCCCTTCGCCTTCTTGTAGGCGCATGGGCCAAAAAAACCTCAGCCGGTACGCCGTAGACCCCGCAGAGCGCGTAAAGCACCCTCGGGGGCGGGAAGCGCCGCCCCGTCTCGTAGTGCGACAGGGTCGCCGCGCGGATGTCCACCCCCGCCTCGGCGAGGCTCTTGACCACCTGCGTCTGGCTGAGGCCCGATTTCTGCCGGGCCGCTTTGAACAGGTTGGAAGCCGTCATCCGACCACCTCCTTTCTGTGTCCTTGCGGTAAGTATATAACGGTACTTGCAGATTGTAAAGGGGGATGACGGCGAAAATCTTTGCAAAACGTGGTGTAATTTGCTTGCAGATTGTGTGTGCTTTAGCTGTCGAGAAATACGCAAGGCGGCAAAAATCAAGGGCCTCCCCGTCGTGTGGGGAGGCCCTTGATGTTTTCGCCCGGGGGTGGGGCGCGGCCCCGGGCTGTCGAGGATGCTGAGGCGGTAGGGTTAGCAGTCCGCGCCAAAACCTTTTTACCTCATGACCGCCGCTCCGTCAACCCCCTACCGGGATACCGCGTAGACGATTCCTCGCCGCGAGGGCCAGCAGAACCACCTTCTTCCAGCTCACGAGGCACCACCTCCCTTCTTGGCCCGACGGAAGGCCGTGGCCATGGCCGATTCGATCACCTCGGGCATCCAGGGCAAGAGGACGTTGCGGCTCGTCGCAAGGCTCAGGGCAGACCGGAGCCGCGCCGCCGCCATCACCTCAGACCCGAGGAGGCCGCCGGAGAGATGCGCAGCCACCCGGGCCAGCTTGGCGAAGTAGTCCGGGTCGGTGGCCCACCCGCCACGGAAGAGCCCGGCCAGGAACCCCCAGACGCAATCCGCGTTGTCTCGGGCTACGGCGTAGTTCTTCTGGTGGGTCATCTTCCAGTCGTAGGCCCGCAGGAAGGCATCCAAGCTGGGGAAAGATGCGAACACAGAGGGCTGGCGAACGAAACGCCCGCCCTTAAACTCCCCGCTCACGGCCTCCTGGGGCTTGGCCCCGAACTGGGCGAAGTCCGCCCGCCACTTGATCCCGGCGTAGTTGTGGGGCGCAATTAGTTTGCTGAACCACCCGGTTTCGACAACAGCCTGGGCCGTGACCGCGAGAGGGTTCAGGTGGAAGCGCCCAGCCATGGCGGCGTTGAAAAACTCGCGCGGGTTCAACGGCCTCTCCCCCTTCCGGTGCCGAGGTTGGGGAAGAACCAGACGATCCAGCACCACGTCCAAATAAGGGCAAGAATGGTCAATGTAATCAACAAGAGGTGCCTCAATCACGAACGCCCCCCTTGCAGCAGTCGGATGGTCCGAGACAAGAGGACCGCCGTCTCCGCCCTGGTGATAGGGGCATCCGGTCGGAACCGACCGGCCTCGTCCCCCTTGACCAGCCCCAGAGAAGCAAGGAACTCGATGTCTCCTTTCGCCCAATGGCTCTGAACGTCTGCGAACATGCTGGTAACCACCTCCTCCGTTGATTTCAAGGGGCTCCAGACCCAAAAACATGGGACCCTAGACCCTAAGTATACCACCATTGGATATCCCATCCCCCTAAATATGGGGTATCATAACCCAGCAAGTCACAATATATAGTTCGAACTTCGCCGCCAAGGAGGAAGGGGAGGATCAGCATGATAATTGAAGGTATCGGGATAGATCATTCGGTGGTGAGCCTCGACCACGGAGCCTCGGGGGGCCGTCATCGGCACCTTCCCAGCGCCGGAGAGTCCACGGACCTAGCGTTGATGGTGGATGCCCTGGGCCATGAGGAGCGCTATGGCTGGGACCCGGCTAGGATCAGGGATGCCCTGGTGGTGGAGGCCGGGGTGGACCCGGAGGTGGCGGCCAGCATAGCCTCCGAGGTGGAGGACGACATAGTTCGCTACGGTAGGGACAGGGTCACCACCCGGCTCATAAGGGAGATGGTGAACGTAAAGCTGTTCCAGCGAGGGCTAGACGCCAAGCTGGCGGATCACAGCCAGGTTGGTCTGCCGGTCAGCGACCTGGAGACCATGTTGCTCAAGCCCAACAAGGAGAACAGCAACACCACCCATAACCCGGAGTCCATAAACCTCTCCATAGCCGAGCGGGTCCTCAAGGAGTACTCCCTGAGCAAGGTGTTCTCCCCCGACGTGGCCTCCGCCCACTTGAACGGGGACATCCACCTTCACGACCTAGGTATGGTCAACAGGCCCTACTGTTCGGGCCAGAGCATAGCCTACGTGGCCCGTTACGGGCTGAACATCCCCTCCATAACCAGCGTCTCCGCCCCGGCGAAGCACGCGGACGTGTTGCTGGCCCACGTGCTCAAGATGACCTCGGTTCTTCAGAACAACTTCGCCGGCGCCATCGGGTGGGATGCGGTAAACATGTTCTTCGCCCCCTACCTGGTTGGGGCCTCCGACCGGGAGTACAAGCAGCTGGCCCAGCAGCTTATCTTCGAGTTCAACCAGCTGGCGGGCGGCAGGGGAGGACAGGTGGCCTTCACCGACATAAACCTCTACTACGAGATACCCAACCACTTCCGGGACGTTCCGGCCATAGGCCCCGGCGGGGAGTTCACCGGCAAGACCTACGGGGAGTACGACAAGGAGTCCAAGAAGTTCCTCAGGGCCCTCTTCGAGGTGTACCTGGAGGGGGACAGCCGGGGGCAGCCCTTCTTCTTCCCCAAGCCGCTCCTTCACATAACCGACTACTTCTTCAAGGAGCCCGGCTGGGAGGAGTTCCTGGAGCTGGCCTGCCGGGTGGCTTCGGAGAAGGGTAACACCTATTTCGTCTTCGACCGGGGCGGGGTGGCTAAGCTGTCGGAGTGCTGCAGGCTCTCCTTCGAGCTCAGCGAGGAGGACCTGAGGGAGGCCCACCAGCCCTGGAAGATGCGCTACTGCGCCCTCCAGAACGTGACCATCAACCTGCCCCGGCTGGCTTACCGGGCCAAGGGGGACCA